GAAACTTAATGCGTCTCTTATAATCATCAGCAAGATCAAGAGCGGACTCAATCTTGTCAGGATTAACACCATACAGGTCAATGATCTCTTGTGCAGCACTGTCCACTACATACTGATAGTGCCAGCGTGTACCGTTCTTGAGATATCTACGCTTGTATGCCACAGCAAAGATAGGCTCGATACCTGTAGATGTACCAGCAAGAATACCAATCGAACCTGTAGGTGCAATAGCACGATTAGCCACAGGGCGTGATACATTAAGATAGTCAGCAAACTTGGCACTGGTATTATCACTAATACCTTTGTATACAGAGAGCCACTTGTGTAGTCCCTCAGTTACCTCGTACTTCTGTCCTCCTTTAATCAGCCACTCATGTATACCCATAAGACCTAGACCAAGCCTACGGTTCTTCTCTCTAACGTCATAGACTTTCTGGTATGGCAGCTTGGCACGTAGTGTACCACATAGCAGGAACTTAGTGGCTAGTTCTACAACATTAGAAAACTCTGCAAGGTTGTCAATGCGACCCATGTTAATAGAGCCAAGATTACACACATCCGAATCGTCTTCTGATGTAACTTCTGTACAGGCATTGCGGAGCGTTTCTTTTTCTTTATCAAAGAAGTTGAACGAGAACCCTGGTTCACCTGTTCGCAAACTCTGCTTAACATTAGTCCGAAAGGCATCTCCTACATCTCCTGTCTCATAGTAATTTAATAGCCACTCTGTATCATAGTTTACAGAGATATTAGTCATGTCTAATGGTGCAGGAAAATTAAAGTCCTGCTCTTTGATCTGACCAATGCTATGTTCTGTTGTGCCAACAGGCATGTCATACCAGTTCTTTGATTTAAGAAAAGCATTTATGTCTGGATGTTTCCAATTAAGACTTGCATAAATTGCAGACCTTCTAGAACCACCCTGCATAACTCGTCTACCAATCTCATTGATCATCTGCATCTTAGGTATAGGGCCAGATGCTAGACCACCTGTACCATTCAGCAGTCTACCCTCTTCACGGTAGATGCTATAGTCTACACCAATACCACCACCTGTCATGAGACAAGACTCAGACTTCCATGATATGTTTGCCCAGTCTTCCCTTGTATCTTCTTCTGCTTTGAGCAAGTAGCAGTTGTTAAAAAACTTATTGTCACGTCCAGCATAGTAGAGATATCTACCACCAGGAATAAACTTTAGGTCTGTTATAATTCTTTTAAGTTCTTCTTTGTCATCCTTAGACATATAGTTCTGGCAGACATCATCTACGAGAACAGATGCTAGTGCATCCCATGTCTCACAGTTATGGTGAGCATACTTCTGCTTGAAGATATCCTCACTAAACTTTGAACGAAACATAGGATTTTCGTTTGAACGGAATTGTACCATCGCCCCCTCCTTAGTTGTAATAGAATTTCAAAATCATTTCGGCGTAGTGTATAGCTTTCTCTATATCCTTTTTACCTTCTCCTTTCGTTCTGTGTCTGGTAATATATTTAATAACATTACCCTCAAAATAGTTTAGATCATTTGCATGTATGTACTCAACGGGTTGTATACCACAGTCTTTGTAATGATCACCACCTACCTGTCTCTGCATTGTATCACAGGAAGGAGTGAAGTTTTTGTCTGATGTCATCTACGTTCTCCGATAAGGTTACTCGTAAAGCAAAGGTTCTAACTGTATCTGGCTCTACACCAGCAAGCTCACATGTTATATGAAAGTTTTCACATGTTGTACCCACAGACGCAAAGACCCATGCCATCGCCTGATCTCTATACAGGGATGTTTCATGCGGCTCATTATACTTCTCTGGTTTGGATAAGTCAAGCAGTGCTTGCAAAATAATTGCGAGATTGAGTGACCTATCAGGATTCTTATTGGTTAGATCATATAAAGATTCAGCTTGTAATATATCATCAATCATCTGGCGGCTCTTGGACGGGCCTGTAGAACTTACCACCTACATAGTTGTTGTAGTAGGCTTGCTCATCAGTGCCTTCTAGTTTCTTTGTTAGTACATGATTAATCATTTGATAATAACACTCATAATATTTTAGACTACGTTTATTTTTATACTCACCTATAATCTCAAACTTAAAATTTCTCTTGCCGTGTTTCTTTATGTCTTCATTTAGGTGCTTACTAGAACCTGTATATACTTTCCAATTTGATTCTACCTTTTTCTTTTTTCTTGTGTAGAAATATTGCTTACATCCTATATAACATTTAGATGTTTTCTTATTGGTTATAATATAGACAAAACCAAAGTGGGAGGTGGGGTCTGGTTTTCTTTTATACTTCCAGTGCATTACCAGTCAATCACTTCAGGGACATCAGGTTCTTTGCCAATCTGAACCAAGTATCTCTTACCTTGTGCATATTCAAAGACACGTATCCCCTTTCCTCCATTAGCATTAGTCCAACATTCTCTTTTATGAGAGCAAAAAACACAACCAACGGGAAGCTTAAAATTACCAGACTTGCCATCAGGAATAGGATCGTAACAGAGATCAGGGACAGTATCGCTAATAACCATTCTTTTAAGGTGTTCAATCCTAGCTTCAGCATTTATAAACTCCATTGAATGTACTGGTGTCAAAACAATTTCTCCAGTTGATTTATCTATAGCAAGGAACGCTGCTTCCTTTAACCCATTGGCTTGTGCATACGCAGATATCTGTGCAATGTATCCAAAGGGATCGTCCTCTAAAAGTCTATTGCTTTTAAACTTTTTAAATGAACTTGTTGATGCACTCTTAACATCAACTAGAACACCGTCTATAATACAATCCTGGTGTCCTGTCACACCGCCTACATCTACTTCTTTCTGTTGATCTTTAACATCATGCCCAGCTATGGCTGCACACATTAGTAAGAACTCTTCAAGAATATAACCATATAAAAACTTAATACGTGTGCTGGGTGTAAGACCTGTGCGTTCTTTATTTGAATTAATATCATACCACAGTTGCCTGTCTGGCCTACCTATCTGTGATAGTCTTAGATTTTTATCTACGGATTCTTCTGCATATAGAAACTTTTTAGTATGCAGTTTAACCATTTCACCAAACTCTTCTACATACTTATCAACATCTTCTTCAGACATATCAATAGCAGAGAGATCAAATAAACTGTAGATGTCTTCAACTAGTGTATCAATTTTCTTCATATGATAAAAAAAGAGGGGAGCAGAATACGGAAACTACTCCCCTCTCTATCTCCTACGTTAGATTAAAATGGAACTGCTTCAGCCTCTTGGACATATCCACCATCTACGGGGGCGAAGTCCTGCTGATTTCCAGTGTACTCAATGAAATCTACGATCTGTACAGCAGCAAGGTCAGCGGATACTCCCGACTTTCCAGCGTAGTCCCATTCGTAGGGGATTGCCTTTACATTAACGGTACTACCATTAGCAATCTTCTTATCGTTATTCCAACGATTATTCTGTGAGTCCATCACAAGCGGTGCATTGCGTTGCGTACCATCCTTGCGGTGAACCTTACGTTTGATAGTTACAAAGTCTCCTCTTTCATCTCCTTTGTTAGCTACTTTTAAACCAGACTTCTCAACAACCTCACGGTTGTCATCATTAACCTCTACTTGAATTGACCACACTGGATCGAACTTGGTGTTCGGCTCAGTGATGGAAGCATAGTGGCACTTACCAGTAATGTAAACGGGATCATTCATATTTTATTTCTCCTTTAAAATCCGCACCATTGCGGCACTGTGTGGGATCATTCCCAAGTTTTCGTTGTCTACTACCAACAACAAAACGAATTATAGCACAGGTGATGTGCTAGTGTCAACATCTTTTTTCATGTTCATGTAAATAATTTAATGCTCTTTTTAAATTATCTACGTCATCATCTAACCAGCCCAAAGCTGAGTTACATCTGTTACACAACCAGCCTCTAAACTCTCCTGTATTGTGATCATGATCTAAACACCAGTTTCCAGCATCGTGCTGTGTAATTGATGATTCAACAAGTTTGTAAAAATGTCCTTTTTTATTTAAACAAATAGGACATTGATAATTTGTATCAGGTTTAGGGATAACTTTATGTAATTCTTTTCTTTGCCGTTCTAATTTTCTGAGACAGGCTGTGCATTTATTAAGCAATCTTGGTGTGCCATCCACTCTTCTTGAACCTCCGCTGTTTTTAAAACAGCTTAAAGGTAACTCTTTTTTACATGAAACACACACCTTGAGTTCTTGTTCTTTATTAAATAAAGTTTTGGATTCAAACATATCTAGCTGATCTGACATCAGTGGGTTTCCGACCAGTTGGACCCTACTTTATAATCAGAGTCAAGCTCACACCTAAAGTTAAATGCTTTCTGTGTATGGTGCATAGCATCTTTAGTAATTTGTGTGAAGCGTTTAACATCAGCCTTGGCTACTTCAAACTGGTACTCATCGTGTACTGAGGCTACAAGCCTAGCATCAAGACCAGTCTTACGTATCCTGTTATCCATCTCTACAAGCCACTGCTTACATACGATAGCACCAGCACCCTGTAACAGTGTGTTCAGTGCAGCATGTTCTGATCTAATGTGTAGTCTTCTACCATCAAGACCTGGAATACTACCAGACTGTGCAGCTTCCTGTACATTGGAACGTAGCTTCTTGAGGGCTGGCATGTTACGTAA